TGACTTCTTTGTTTGATTTGTCGCAGATCGTTCAGGCCCATCCTGACCGTATCCGCTACTGGCGCAGCAAAGGACTGATTCCAAAAGGAACGCAAGTCCACAAATATGCACCAATCATTTTTTCAGACACAGAAGTCCAAGAAATCAAGAAATTTTTTAAAGACAAGAATGATTGACAAAGAACTACGCGAAGAACTCGCCAGCATTCGCAACCTGTTGAATGAGGTTCTAGTCAATCAGGACATTCTCAGCAAAAAGATTTCCGCTGACGTTGCCATTCAGGCGACTCAGTCAGAAAGAGCGGTTGAGTTGAACCGCTTACGGCAAACCGCAAGCCAAGCTATTAAATTGCGGACGCACTAAAGAGGAACATGGCAATTCATAAACAAAACAACATCTGGACTCAAAGTTACCCAAACACAATCACTTCAGAGCGTTATCGTCTGAACATTGAAACAGGTGAATTCAAGAGAATCAGAAAAAGATTCTCCATGGCAGGAGCCAATGGCTCAGGTGAAGTCACAAAGCAACTTTCTGAGCGAGCTTTACACTTCATCATGAGGCTAGTTCAGCCAGATTTGCGAATGATCTGGGATTGGCAAGAAAAGGAACTAATTGCAGAAGAACGAAGGCAAAGAAGAGCCGAATGGAGAAAGCAATATCAAGAAGATTTAGTTCATGGCAAATGGACTAAGGAAACTTATTACAGCAGTTGATCCAGCAACCGCAGCCTCTTAGTGGGCTGCCTGTTGACTGAGGCAGAGTTTTTCAACTCATTGACCGAGTTGACGCTTTGGGAGAAGCGGCTGGAACGGCTCTGCCTCATTGAACAGTCTACATGGGGAATCAAAGCCTTGTTTTTGTAATGGCGGAGGGGTCTGCCAGCAGCTTGAGCAAGGCTTCCCCACCACAACATGGAGTTGAACATGACCGTAAATCCTACCGTTCTCACTGTGTTCGTCAAAGCAGAACAAAAGTCCAAGGCCAGAATCATAAATCACCACACCGCACCAGCCTGGAAAAAGCTTTGGTGGCGCATTCGCTTGTATTTCATCAACCGGAAATATGCACGAAGGCTTAGAAAGATTTGAAGCCTTTAAGGAGGAAACCAGAAGGATTGGGCGAGCATATTGGGCAAGTGTTCGGAGAGCAGAAGCAGACTCCAAGGCGTTGCGTGAATCGTATACGTCAGTTTTCCAATGTCCAGTTTGCGGTTTGTTCAGGCCGGAAGGACATAGCCAGAAGTGCAAAGACTTGAAGCTTCTCGACATTAGCCAGGAAGAGAAGTTCAGCAGGCTGGACGATCCATTCAACGAGAACACTTGGGACGACAAGGCAATCATTGACGATTAGAACCTGCACCAATTGCGGCCTGAAGTTTTTGACCGAAGGCAAAGAAAAAGTTTGCGGAGAAATCTGCCTTGACGAACAGAAAGCCAAGCACACCAAGCCTCAGTGTGTGATTTGCGGCAAGAAATTTAATCGCAAGTCCAGCAGCCACAAGAGTTGTTCTAAAAAATGCAGTTATCAGTTGCAGCTAGAGAATTCGGCAAGATACCGAGCAAAGCATAGAAAGCCGAAAGTCAAGGTTGCCTGTGAAGGTTGCAGCAAAATCTTTATGCCCAAACGTAAGGATCAGCGGTTTTGTGGATCTAGGTGCTACAACCAGCATTACAAAAAAACCCCAATCGTTCAACCAAGGCCATGTGTTGAATGCGGTGAGGTGTTCCAGCCAAAGACGGAGCGCAACATTCTTTGTTCACAGCAATGCCGTTATATCAACGACAAAAGGCGAGCCTACGTCAGAGGCACGATTCCCAGAATGCCTGGGACGTTGAAACCTAAAGAATGCGAGGTTTGCCAAAAGACGTTTCAACCAAAAGCCGGAAGCCAAAAATACTGTTCACCAACCTGCAACGGATTGGTCCACCTTAAAAGAAACCGCAGCCGCTTAGACCACAATCGACTTCTTAAATGCTGGATTTGTTCAAAGCAATTTAAGCCAGTGACGAGCAAGTCGAGAGCAAAGTTTTGTTCTGCTGAATGCCGCGCCACGCATCACGGCAACAAGGCGGCTGAGAAAAGACAAGAGCTAGAGGTTGAGGCCAAGAAGCAAATTGAAGTGAAAGAGAAGTGGAATAATGCTTCAGTCACTTCAACCGAAGTTCCGGCTGATTCGATGTTTCCCGAAGAGATTCTGGCGTTCATCAATCGTGGTGGACAAATCACACAATACCTGAATCCAGTCTGGGTAGAAGGCTCTCAGCCTTCTGAATACGAGGATGATTTTATAACAGATTAAGCCTTCTGGTTTTCCGGTTTTGCCCATCCTCCCTAAAAAAACGGGCAACCATTCATGTACCGGAGCAAGCGATACAGCTTATCTTGGAAGCTCAAGCTGGCTGGAAGGCGCGAATAATTTACAAAGAGATTAAGCCTTCTGGTTATTCGGTGTTGCCCTCCTATAAAAAAAAGAGGCAACGTGGCTACGCAACCGAAGAAAGTGATAAAGCTTTACGAGATAACTTAATTGAACAGAAGGCGTAGGTTCATGGCGTCATTTTGTCAAAAAAGTATCCGAATTTAAGCTGAAGCTGGCTGGAAGGCGCGAACAAATAAGGTGCGATGGGTTAAGCTGCGTTTAGTTATGATTCGATCGGTTGTGTTAAGACAAGGTTTTTTTAAAGCTAGTGAGATGAACATTTAGGTGTTCATCTTCCTGTCTTTAAATAGGGTCTGCTTAGCTTGTGTTTGATCCGCTAAGTCGTGTTGAGTCATGATATGTCGTGGTAAGATCCGCTTTGTTACGCTGGGATAAGCTGGGTCTAGATGTGACCAGTTTAGGCAGGACAAGAGAACCTTTAAAGGTACTCATTATTTATATGGTATGGAGTGGTATGGGCCACTCCTCTCCATCATTCACTCATGATTAAAAGGAAAATATGGAAATTGGAAATTTCAGGCTCACAGGTGTGACGCCATTGCTGATGCACAATAACGTAACGACTGACCCACTGCATCCATTAGCGAAAGCAGCAAAGAAGATTTCAGCCGTAAAGAAGAAAACGGAAGAGCATCACTTAGAACTTCAATGGATTGACTTCTGTTCTGGTCTTTATCATGACGAGAAGATTGGACCTTACATTCCTGGCTATGCCATTGATGCCGTAATTCGAGAAGCCGCGAAACTCAGCAAGGATGGAACAACCGTCAAGCGAGCATTGCAGTGTACGGTTGAGAAATGCCGTCTTGAATATGATGGGCCACGATCGATCAAAGGACTGTATGACAAGACCTTTTTTGATCGCAGACCAGTGACCGTCAACCGGAACAAAGTCATACGGACAAGGCCATGCTTTCCAGAGTGGTCAGCAGACATTCAAGTTGCCTATGAACCGAGTTTTTTAAATCGTGAGCAAGTTGAGCGATTCATTGATATTGCTGGCAAAATGATGGGTTTGTTGGACTATCGACCAACCTACGGAAAGTTTAATTCGGAGATTATCAAATGAATGAAGAAAAGTTTGATTTGCTCCCAGAATTTCCGGCTTGGAAGGCTCAGATTCCAGACCTGTTGAAACGGTATCAATTGGGCGAGTTGATCCCAAGTGAATACTTTTTTGAGTTGTTTGACAACAATCCGAAGGAAGCTGGAATCAATGCCGTTGAGTATCAGAAGCGACAGCTTCAGATGATGACAGACATGGATCGTCTAAAGAAAATTCTGTTAGTTCAATACAAGCGTGATTTGCAGAATGTTCATGCACAAGGCTATCGGTTGGTTCCGCCAGCCGAGCAAGCAGAAATTGCCGAAAGAGAAGTGCATGTGCAGATTGTAAAGGTATTGAAAAAGGCAGAAGAGCGAGTTGTAAACACTGACCTTGCAGCACTTAATCAAGATGAAAAACGGAGGCATATGGACGCTTCTGTTCGTTTGATTAACCTAGCAAACATGGCAAAAAACGAGCGTAAGCTTGTGCCACACTACCGAGAGCAAGACCTTATTGAATAGGGTGCGATAAGATGGGACTTGGTAAGATGTGCTGATGTATGTCCTGTTAGGATCCGTTTGGCTTCGTTTCGGCAAGATAAGGTAAGGAACAACAACCTCGCTGGAAAAGTTAAGCATTTATCGAATAAGGCAATAATTAATTTGTTCGGGTAGGATGTGTTCAGTTAAGATCGGATTTTTTCAGATCAGTTCTGGTGAGTTCGGCTAATTTGAGTCCGGTTGAGACAAGATTAGTTCAGATCAGTTATGGTCTGGTAAGGTAACAAAAAAAGGATAGTTATGAACGAGTTAATCAAATCAGTAGCGTCAGAGTTAGGAGTTGACCAAAATACACTGCATGAAGTGTTGTCGAAGTCGATTTTACCAACCGGAACCAAGCAAGAACACTTGGTTGCGTTTTTGACGATAGCCAAGCAGTTTAAACTCAATCCAATTACTAAGGAAATTTGGGCATTCCCAGACAACAAAGGCGGAATCACAACGAGTATTTCCGTTGATGGCTACATAAAGATCATGAACAACCATCCGCAGTTTGAGCGGATTGAATTCGGCAGAGAGGCAGATGACAAAGGCAAAGTCATTTCCGCCACGGCTCGCATTTATCGTAAAGACCGCACACACCCAACTGAGGTGACAGAATACCTGAGTGATTGCTTTAATGATCGCAGTCCTGCTTGGAAGAACTACCCCAACCGAATGCTGAGACAAGCAGCCATGAAGCAAGCCATCCGCTTGTGCTTTGGCATCACTGGCTTAGATGGAGAGTTTGATGAGAACGGAGCAACCGTTGAGCCGAATCCGCCAGACAATGAACCATTTATTGAGGCAAAGGCCAATCCGGTTTTTGAACGTTGCAAGGCGCAGTTTGAGGAAGCCAAGAACCGAAACGGTTACGAAAACGCCAGAAGAATGGCGCGAGAAGCCAGCAATCACAAGCAACTGAGCAAAGACGAAATCACTGCATTGACGCAACTGATGACCCAGACCGAAGACCGTTTGGGGTTGATACCGGAGACTGATGAAAGTGAAGCTGTCGTGGCATGAGCTGGCAATGGCAACCGAAATTGGCAGATTGCGAAACCTAGCGAATATCAAGTATCAGCGTCAGGATTCGACGAATCAGAAACGCTACGATTGGCACAATCATCTGGAAGGCGCTTGTGGTGAATTAGCGGTTGCCAAGGCATTAGGCCGCTATTGGGACGGCAGCGTGGACACCTTCAAGAAACCGGACGTTTGCGGCTTTCAGGTACGCACGGCATTGAGCCACAAGAACCTCATCATCAGACCGATTGATTCCGGTGAGGACAACTTCGTCTTGGTCACAGGCAATTCGCCAGTTTACGAGATTCACGGCTGGATCAAAGGCAGCGAAGGCAAGCAGGACCAGTTCTGGCGGACAGACGTTCGCTCTCCTGCTTGGTTTGTTCCGATTAAATACCTCAATCCTTTTGAAACGCTAGAGGTTTGAATGATTGGCAAACGCATTGACGGACCCTACACCGTTATCGGTAACGAAGCAGCACAAGATTCATCACTAAGCTGGAAAGCAAGAGGCTTGCTGGTCTATCTGCTCAGTCTGCCGAGAGATTGGAACATTCGGCTTTCTGAACTAGCTAGACACGCAACAGACGGCATTGACTCTACTCGTAAGGCTATGGACGAACTGCTGAATGCTGGATACATCCAGAGAGGCGCAAGAATTCGTAAACCGGATGGCAAGCTTGGAGATTACGTTTACCTCGTCACTGGTGTGCGTGATGATTTGCCTGAATTGGAAAAACCTACGTTGGAAAAACCTACGTTGGAAAAACCTACGCAGGAAAATCCAACGCTACAAAATAAAGAGATAACAAAAGAAACAAAGAACAAAAGAAACACTGAAGATATATCCGCTTTTGAAAGCTGGTGGAGTGATTGGCGGATGAAGGTGACGAGGAATCCAGGCAGGAAGGCAAAAGCCAAGGAACACTTCAAAAGGCTGTTGGCAAACTTCAGCGTTGCTGAGATTGAGATTGCCACGAATCACTACTTGGCAGAATGCGGAGACAGCTTCACCAAAGACGCTGAACGCTTTCTAGTCGCAGACTTGATTCAGCAGCACCAAGAACCACCAATTGTGCCAATCCGAGGCAAGCCGCAGGAACAACCTCGAAGACTCACCGCACAAGAACAATCAGTTAAACGCATGGTGGAGGATTATGAAAAACGTCACGGAGAAACAGGTAATTCAGGCTTTGGCAATGGTTTCGATGAATTTGAACCGACCCATACCGGAAGGATTGCACCAACTCTGGGTTCAAGCCTTTTGCAGTAAGTCAATGATTGACCAGCAAGACTTTGCAGAAGCCATTTCCAAAATCATCAATTCTTGGAATCCCACACCAATCAAGCCTTGGCCGACTGTTGCGGATGTCAATGACTTGCTCAACGTGATTTCCAAGTATCGCTATGAAGAGCCAAAAGCCTTGGCTTCTGTTGATTGTCGCAAACGTCAACAACTCTCAAAGCAGTACCTCTCGCAGTTGAAGGCTCTTGCAAGCACCTAATGATTACCTTCAATATCAGACCAGTACCCAAGCCAAGGCAGAGCATTCGAGACAAGTGGAGTCCAAGCAAGTCAACGCTCAGATACCGATTGTTTGCTGATGAGCTTCGTTATCAAGCGATGGATATGAAGTTTGTTCTGCCAGACAGCTTTGCCGTTGAGTTTGTGATTCCCATGCCCAAAAGCTGGTCGATTCGCCAGAAGTCACTGATGAACGGAAAACC